CCTTCCTCGTCCGCCTCACGGCCTAATACGCGCTGGTAGATGCGGTTAATCTCATCTATCTGACTTTGGATAGCCTTGCGGCCAGCCTCGGCCTCTTCGTCTCGACGTTGGCGCACAATGCGGCCCTCTTGTGAGTTGGCCAAGTCGTCTTCGATTTGCTGCCAATTCCACCCGGCGTCAATCTGCTTAAGGTAGTGGCTCTTTGCGCCCTCGTCTACCTCACGACCAAGCACCTTGTGGTATAAACCGTTAAGGTGGTTAATCTCTGCGCTACGGTCACGGGTGCGCACAATGTTCTCAACGTAGCTACGGACACGGTAAATGTTGTAGCCACCGATACGCCACGGTGCGTCGATAGGCGAGACATTAGCGCTGTAGACAGTACCCACACCGTAATCAGCAGTGCGCTGGCCACTAGCACTCACGTTCTCCTCAAACACAGTACCATCGCCCATATAAACGCCAATGTGGCCGTAACCGCCGCCATCGTATGGCCAGACGATAATATCGCCACGCTTCAGGTCGCCTACACGGTCAGCAATACCTTGTGCTACGAGAGTGTTGCCAAAGTCTTTGGCGTCACCACGAGCGGCAAATGGCGCTGGTACGTTCTCGCACATTTCAGCCAAAAACCACTTGATGAGGCTAACACACTGCCCAGTTAGTACACCTTCGGTGTTATCAGACAGCCCAGCAGGGAAAAAGATGCCAATGCGCTTGCTTGCCCAGTCTTGTGCGTTTGCATCTACTGCCATTATTTAGCCTCCGTGCTCTCATCGTCAGCGTAGAAAGCTTTGTACAGGCCCTCTGCTGCGTTCCAAGCGTAGCTAATAGCACCGCTCCAGGTAGCAAACAGGCCCATGCTCGGTAGTAAACCAAGGTCAAAGAGTTGCTTCTCAAGGCCAGGTACAGCCAAGAGGCCAAGCGCTGCCGTCAAAGCGGCCAGTACAACCTGTAGGCCAGTACGAACTGCACGCCCAAGTTTAGTGTGTTTGTTAAGTAGTTGTTTTGCAAGTTCCATTGCAAACCTCCATTTAATTAAATTGTTATGCAATTAGGTTGGTGGTCAATTTTGTATAAACGCCTGTACGCGCCGTTCTGCTCGCTTGGATATTTCCAGGCAATCCATGATGTTTGATTGTCAGAGTTATCTTTAACATCCACACAAGCTAACACGGGGCTTTGGCCATCTGTGCCGTTCGCCCCGTTTACTCCGCTCAAGCCTGCTGCGCCAGTCGCTCCTGTCGCTCCGGTAGCTCCAGTCTCGCCCTTACACTTACCGTTCGCACAGTATCGCGCCACGGCTGCGGCTACTTGCTCGTCAGATGCGTTTTTACCATCACTACCCTTACAATTCCCGCTTGCACAATATGATGCTACAGCAGTAGCCACTTGTGCGCTAGTGGGTGACTCTGAACACTTATTGGTAATACAGTAGGCTTTAACCGCCACAGCAATTTCTGTAGCGGTTGGTGCTCTACCATCTGCGCCGTCTTTGCCGGACGTTCCAATAACTGAACCGACATTGCGCGCTTCGCCGTCGGAGTAGTAGACGACTAGATTACCGTTTTTATCTACTTGGGCGTTAGTGATGCTAGTTATTGGCTTTTCTACCTTCGCACCACCACTTATGGTGACAGATTGGCCAGGCTGGAGTGTAAGGCTTTTAAAGAGAGTGTAGCCACTAAAGGCTAGGCTAAATATCATGGCCACTGATAGCGCTTTAAGCAGCTTGTCCCTCTTCAACCACTCTACGGCGTGTCGTACCTTGCTCATCGTAGCAACCCCCCGCTTCCCCGGCTCAATAGCGCGATCGCTATGGGAATGAATGAGGTAATCACAGCGCCAACTACGAGGCGAAATAGCCAGCGGTTACGGTCTCTTGCGTCGGCTGCGTCTGCCTTCAGGTCTTTAATCTCGCCGTTAAGCTCGCGTATCTGCGATTCAATGTCTTTTTTGTACAGGTCGAGTGCGTAGATAGGCACAAAATTACCCTCTTTGCGTGCCTCGTGCTTCTGTATAGCGTCGTCTATAGCCTCTTTAACCTCGTACTTATTCATGGGCTCTAAATCGCTCATCGTTTGGTGTACTCCATGATTACTAGGGCTGTGCCATCCGACCTGGTATTGTAACGGAGTTGTTGCACACCGTTATAGACTGCGAGTTTTGCCTGGAAGTACTGCAAGTTCGGGGCTGCCGGGTTGGTGTAACCGTTCGGATAGCGCTCACCGTTAGCCATGTTAAGAACAGCATCAAAATTAATGAGGCTATCCACCATATTAAATGTACCGTCGGCAAAGCCGTTTTCTGCGCCATTGCCAACTGTGTTAAATCTGAACACTTTGCGGTAGATTGGTTTGCCGTCGATAAAGGTTTTGTGGGTGTTAATTTCGCTTGTGGAATACTTATTTTCATTGAATTGTGTCCAATCGATGGCGTTGCGGCCGATACTGCTATCACCGTAGCCCTTAAAGTTGATTGATTTATCTTTCATGAAACGACCATCAACAAAGCCTGGTGATGCAAAGTCACGAATATCGACGCACTTATTGTAGGTGATCTGCGTAACGTCGGCGTCCACGCGCACCTTGGACAGCCCGATAAACGGGTTACCAGCGCCTACTGCGGTTTGAATCTGGCTTTCACTAGCGCCTTGTGGGTTGCTCGATGGCGCACCCTGCACAACCATGAGCTTACACATGTTGTTACTGTTGTTGGTCACCCCTGTTGATGGCGTCACCTTCATGTCAACGTAAAGCACCACAGTGTCAATACGTGGGTTACTCGAGTTAGCGGTTGGTATAGTTAGAGTCTCTGGCGCGTCTAGCCCACAGTAGACACGGTACATCTTACCACCACTGTTGCGTGGTAAAGCTGCAATACCGCTGTCTACCTTAACAGACATGCCCGGAGTGTCGGTAGGCGTCACTACGAGGCCGCCAATCACATCACCTTGGATATGCCAGCTAAAGCCAATCATGTGGCCGTACTCGTCGGTCTTGCCTCCGTCTCGGTTAAATACAAGTCTTGTCATTATGTGTAATCCTTTCAGTTTATATTGTAGTCAAAATATTGATCTTCAGCGAGCCCCTACCGGCTGCGTACAGATAGAATTTGCCACGCCAGATGCCGTTATTGCGCCTGTTGCCGTCTAATACTATCTGCCAGCGCTGCACGCCGTCTATTGGGCGTAATCGCTGTATGTGATGATCTACCGATCTTTCTGCTTCGTGCGTCTCATACTTGACGACAAGGCGGTACACGAGGCTACGCAACTCGTCCTTGTCTGATTCCTTCGGCACAAATGTAACGTCAATGATACGATCGTTGAACCCTACGTTGTCTAAATCAACATCCCACCTGTTACCGCTCTGCACGATGCTTGTGCGAACACTGTCACTACCAAAGCCCTGCTGCCCTAGCTTTATCTCGTCACGGAATCGTCGCAAGGCGTTGATACGCTGGTAAAGGCGGTTAGCTGTCATCATATCTAACCTAGACATGTTCGACCACTCCTATCTCTACATTATCGTTTGCTACTATGTACACTTTCATACTCACAGTTTGGCCGGCAGTGCCCGTGACGCCCACCAGCCACTCAACCTGGTTTGTATGGTTAGATACGAGCGGCAAGGGTTGTATGATGCGCTTAAAGAACTGGCCAAATGGCTTTGTCTTCTGGTCGGTCTCATACACAAGCGTGCCGTCAGGATACCGCGCCTCAAATATAATGTCAGCAAAAAGCACCTCACTGTGTTTTGCGGTGGCTGTGACACGTAGGAATTTAGCACCAGCATTACCGAACTGCCCACCTCTAGGTAGTGGCCCTTGCCAGTCGGCTACGGCGTTTGTGCTGTTTTCAGTAAAGCGTAAGTTGTCACCGCTGATTATCTGCGACTCTTTAATCTCGGCCATCTCTTTTTCTAGCTCTGATAGTATAGATTCGAGCTTCTCGCCCGGCAGCTCGCTCATTCTCTCAATTGTCATTTTACGTTTACCTCTATATAGCCGGCACACGTACCGCGCACTCGTACTTTAAAGCGAAGGCGGCAGATATTGCCGGTGTTTAGTATGAGTGTCTTCCATCGTGTCTTTAGCGGGTCGCCTGCTAGTGACTCGTCAATCTCCATGAGTTTGCGCACAGTTACGGCTGCACGGTCGCTATCCTCATAATATAAACCACCCTGTATCGAGCTATATTGTGGAAAGCTCCACGCGTCCTGGTTAATCATGCCCATATACATAAACATGTAGCCGTTTACGATAGGCTGCGTCTGTGAGCCATTGCCAGTAAACGTTACCGTAATCTCTCGTGAGCCGTTAGGAATCGTGCCGTCGTAGTCCCATGTACGGCCTGTCTCACTCTCGTATGTGCGTACACCACTCTTACCAGAGGTGGGCTGCGTATACTTTAGCTCTCTAAAGTCCACCTGGAGTTGTCTCAGCTCCTCATACAAAGTGTTTTCAGATAAGCGATCAAGTCTAGTCATCGTCTTGATCCTCTTGGATCTGCGGCACTGTAAAGTCGTCTAGGTAAACTTCTATTTGCTCTTCAAAGCCGTTGTCGTCCAAATGTACCTCGATCTTTTGCACTTGGTACACCTTATTGAGCCCATCAATCATACTGTGGCCACTTGTGCGCACAGGTATGTAGTCACCAACCTTGATGTAGTTTGTATCAAACTCGCGGCCAGTTACAGTGATCTTTGGAATCTCAAGCATAGTAGAGTATTTAGCTACGGCAGCAGCGGTGTTTTGGTTAAGGGTATTTTGCTCTTTAACACTATTAAACGTCACAACCTTCTCACGGGTGTAGTAAGCATTGATACTCAGCGGGTCGCTCTGCACCGATACGATTTGGTCGTCGCCAAAGCCAGAACCAAGCCCCCAGATTTTGTTGTACACACTGGTAGCCGAACGCTCGATGGTTGCGCTCTTTACGTTACCTTCAGGGCCGCCTACGACAAATTCAATGTCAGTACGCGGCGAGCCAAAGGTAGGTAGCGTGTAAAATTTCTTGTCAGGGGTAACCCTTACGTCAAAGTTACCATCAATAAGGTTGGTAAGCTTTAGTATCTTATCTTTAACGTCAGCACGCTTGTATGTACGGTCACGTAGCTTGCCGGTCATGTATTGCCCATCGTGAGGCACTTCAATGCCTATATCGCCAGCGCTATCGCTCTGAATACGGCGCACAAGGTCAAGCGCAATCTCTGCGGCGTCTGTTTGGCGGTACTCATTGGTTACTAGGCGGTCTTTAAGCATGTTAAGGTAGCCGGTTACACGCACCTCAATATCAGCCTCTTGGTCGATCTTGATGGTGGTAGATGTAACTTGGCCGCCTACGATATACACGCCGTTACGCTTAACTCGTACGTCTGTCTGGAGTGGGTAAAGCAGCGACTGCGGAGGCGTACCAATGCCAGCACAGTATCGCTCAAACTCGTGCAAATCTACCATAAACTCGATAGTATCAGCTTCGTTGCGCTCGGTAGAGTAGCGCCGGTTTTTACAGAGGTGGGTAATGTCTGCGAGCTTCTGGCCGTTCTTGTGCCATAGCTCAAATGCATACTCACTGCCATGTTTAAAGTCCATGCTATACCCCCATAAAGCCGTTACGCCACTCAACTGTAGCTACTACCGTGTCTGCGCCGCTTGCGCTCTCTAGCCTAAATACATTATCTCCTGGCTGTAAGCTAAAGAACGTGCTTTGGTCGCTCAGCTTGTCAAAGATATTACCACCGTTTAGCAAGACGCTGCGGGTACGGGTGTCAATAACAACCTCGCTACCTTCAGGCGCACTAAAGCCAGACAGCTGCACAAGCTTGCCGGTAGTCACATTAATCAGTGTTGGGTCGGTCATACTGCCCTTAAACTTGATCACAGGCTTTACTGGAGTATTACCGTTGTTACGTGCTGTAACCTCGCCGCTACCAGCTTCCCAGCTAACAGGCAGCACGTATGGGAATATGTAACCACCACCACGCTGCTTGCCGACCTGTATAGATAGCGCTGTACCGTCTGTGTTGTCGTAGATAACAGGGTCAGGGCACAGAAACTCAAAACGAAAGTCGGAACTGTTAATTAACCGGTCAAAGTCCATCTCGGAATCTGTCAGGTGGCCATTTACCAGATATGAGTTACCAGCATTGGTGATCAGCTCAATAGCGATTGATCTTTGCCGTACGGCCGCCATAATCTCTTTGCGCTTCTCTTCTAGCTCCGCTTCATCTTCACCGAATATACGCCCCTGTATAGACACTTTGCGCATAGCATAGAACTGTGAGGCGACGTAGCCGCCGTCCCTCTCAGTCAGGACGGCGCTGCTCGTACGAATCTCAGGAATAGCAAAACCCTTTACTGTGTCCAGGTAAAACCTACTCTCTCGATCGTTTATTACAAAGTTGTTTAGTTTAATGATCATCCTCTTGCTAACCTCCAGCCGATTTGCTCGATTACATTGTGCGCGTCAACGTCGTTGTGTACTTCCATGTGTTGTATTGTAACACCGCCGCCACCGCCTCGGCTATTCCGGAAAGCGTTCGCTGTTTGTGTAGCAGTGTACACGTCAGCACCCTTTGGAAGGTTAACCAGCTCAGGGCCGCGCTCTCCAACTAGTGTGACACCACCGGCGTAGTTCTTCGCACCAAAGGCGAGGCGAGGCAAGCCAACATGAGGAATACCAGGAATGTGCACACCAGGTATTTTGTTGATGATGCCGGCTGCACCGTTGATCATGCTGATAAAGCTGTTAAGGCCGTTTTGTACCATGCCGATGATGCCGTTGACGACACCACGGATAGTACCACCGATCATGTTACCAGCTACAGTACCGATTGGGCGGAAAAAGCTCGCAATAGCGTTATACACGCCGCTTGCTACACCGATGATGCTGTTTAATGCACCAGATGCCGCATTAGCCGCCCAGCCGAACACAGCGCCAAAGAAATTGCCGACACCAGAGAAGATGCCCCGGATTTGCGCCCACACGCCGCCGAAAAAGCCAGCGATAGGCGACCACACGGCCATTACTACTGATGATGCTACTTGGAATACAGTTTGTATAAAGCTGGTCACAGCCTGGAAACCAGCAGAGATGCCACCCCACAAAGCATTTAGTACGGCCATAATCTGGTCTTTAAACGTAATTACAAGCCCGATAAGCAGCGAGAACGGCCAGAACATGATGGCAAGGATGGTCGGGCCCCAGTTTTGCAAGAAAGCGGTCACATTGTTAAAGGCTGTAGTAATGGCGTTCCAGACGTTACTTAATACCTGCCCAATACCAGTAAAAATACCAGTGAACCACTCAACCATGCCGCTCCAGGCGGTCTTGATCCATTCAACAGCGTTACTAAAGATATGAAAGCGGTTTTCAAGGTCAATCAAGAACGGAATCAACGCTGCTATCACTGTTATGATCAAACCGATTGGGTTGGTGCGTAGTACGGTGCTCAACGCCCCGATCACACTGCCAGCTTCCTTTATTTTCACGATAAGCTGCCCAAACCAGCCTATAACATGGGCCAATTTAAGTGCCACAAAGCCAGCTGCAACCATCTTGAGCACTGGCAATAGTGCAATGAGGACATTGCCAAACGCCTCAATAACACCAGAGTTAGCAAGCTGCTTGATTATCTTTGTAAGCTCCGGCAATAGCTTTTGCCCAAAGTCTGTAGCTACAGTCTCTATTGTACTCTTCAGGTTGTCCAACGCACCGTTAAAGCCGCTATTTTGTGCCTTTGCCAAGTCCATAGCAGCACCAGAACGGCCCACAGCCTTTGACATGTCATCGTATGACTTACCAGCCGAATCAGCCAGGAAGGCGGCCGCACGGAAGGCGTCAGTGCCGAATATGGTAGCTAGTGCTTGCTGCTTCTGCTCTTCAGAGAGTCCTTTAAGCCCGTTTTGGAGGTTTTGGGCGAGCTGCCGCATACCAACGAACTTACCGCTAGCGTCATAGGCGTTGATACCAAGTGTGCGCATAAGCTCAGACGCCTTTTTGCTCGGGTTAGCCAAGCTAATAAGCATGGTCTTAAGTGACGTACCAGCGTCAGAACCTTGCATACCGCGGTTAGCGAATAGGCCAAGGGTGGTTACCGTGTCCTCTAATGACACACCGAACTGGCTAGCAACAGCAGCGGACTGCTGGAGGCCTAGAGAGAGGCCACGAATATCTGTAGCGGAGGCGTTAGCACCGTTAGCAAGCACGTCAGCAACCTTGCCGGCGTCGCTTCCTTTCAATTTGAAAGCGTTCAACGCTTGGGCTGCGATAGTAGCAGCGTCTGCCACGTCAATCTGGCCTGCTTTAGCAAGTGACATAACACCTTTTGATGCGGCTAGCGTATCGTTTACCGACAAACCGGCCTTTGATAGCTCTGTCATCGCGTTTGCGGCGTCTCTAGCACTCACACCAGGCAAAGACGCGTCTTGCCCCAACTCACGCGCTTTAGCGGCTACCATGGCCATCTGCTGCGCTGTAGCACCAGACACTGATTTAAATATGTTCAAGCCTTGCTCGTAGTCGCCGGCCATCTTCACGGAAGCTACACCAGCAGCTAATGCACCAGCGCCCACAAGCTTCATAGCCGAACCCACTGGCTCTAGGTGCTTTTTAAGCTTCCCAGAGGCGGCACTAACCCTGTCCATCTCTTGGGTGGCTTGGTCTCGTGCCTTGATAATGATCTGTATAGTATTAGCCATGGTTGTTTACGCTACTCTGGCGCATTGCCTTTTTATTCTCGTATTCACTCCGCTTGTCTTCAAGATAGAATATCTTCATCATGTAGTTCACCTCTGCGACCGGCTCGTCGTCCATCTCTTGGGCAGTTAGCCCAAACTCTTTACGATAACGCCGGCGAGTTAGCAAGTCCAATGTGGCTGCTTCCTTCGCCGGCCTATCGTAGTAAATGACGCGCTCCAAGTCGCTAACTATTTTGGGTCAGCAGCACCAACCGCCGCAACAATCACTTGTGAGGCTGCGGACACTGGCAAATCGTCCAGGTCATCAGCTTCTGCGTCTACTAGTTCACCGTTAAAGACGATCTTGCCACCCACAAAACCCTTTTTAACCATAGGCAGCAACTGTGCTGTCTGGTCGTCGGTTAGCTCGCCGTCTGCGCTAGCTTCGCCCTGGAAGTTGCGTAGCTCTGGCAGCTGCTTCATGGTTAGTGGTGCAATCTCGATGTAAGCGTCCTTCCATAGCTTGCCGTACTTCTCAGCTAGCATGGCTAGACTTACTTTGGTTGCAAATTGTTGTGATAAACGGCCCATATTGGTTGGTGTCCTTTCATATTTAACTTATTAGTAACTTGCTGTGCTGTTCACCAGCTCCGCCTCAATCTGCGTGCCGTTAGCGGCAGAGAAGAGGCCTTGCACAGTAAACTTCTCCATAACAACGTCATCAAGCCCTTGGTCGCGCTCCCACTCGGAGATAACAACAGCAGGCAAGGTAAACTTGAGCGAAGGGTTTTCGTCTTTGGCTGTACCGATCTTGTCGTCGGTGTTTACCATTGAAAGCTCAAGTGCGTACTTGGTGTTCTTAAGCGATGCATCTTTAAGTGTGTTGTCACTGTAGCGGCGCTCGCACTCAAAGCTAACGTCAAAGGCTTTGTTGTGAATCTCAGCGGGCGTGACACTACCAGCCTCGTAGTAAGCCTCAGTGTTGCGCTCAATCTTCACCTTCGCGCTCTTAATTGACACACGTGGTGCGGCTGCAAGGCCTGCTTTGTTAGCGGCCATCTTCAGCTGGCAGTACTTACTGGTAAACTCAGCTTCAGACTCCACAAACGTGACGGTGCTTGTAGCAGGCACACCACGGCGGCCGATAAAGTCAGCGGTGTACTTCACGTACTCACCGGTAACAATATCAATTTCAAGGCTCTTAAGGCACGACAGCTCGTACTTAAGGTCGGCAGCTGGTGACTTTTCAAAGATAGTCAAGCTTGGCGACAGGTTACTATTAAGGCGGGTAAAGTTATGCTTAAACGTACCAGCCTTTGCGCCGGCAGCGCTCGTAACTTGCCCAAGGGCTGCAAGCAGGATCAAGCCAAAGCTTTCTACTTGGATCTTGCCCTCAATCTTGCCCTCGCTCCAGATTTGGGTAACGATGGCGTCGTTGTTAAGGTCAATAACACCCATGGCGCTATTGTTAAGTGCACTCTCGTGCTTGTCTTGTAGGTCTGCGCTCAAGTGTGGAATCCAGTGCGCTGCGGTAGTGGCTGCTGTGCCACGCGTAGTCTCTTTGGCGATCCCATAGCTAATACGCCGACCGATAAAGTCGATATTTGCCATTATTTGGCCTCCGTGTTACTGTTATCATCTGATGTATCAGGCCCAGCCTCTACTGGCTCAGCTTCATCAAACGTCTCTTTGATCATATTGTCGAACCTTAAAGCCGCCTCTTGTGCCGACGTGGCCTCAACGGTCTTGCCGGTCTCGGGGTTAAAGTAGGTACGTTTTGGTGATTGGTTATTGTTCATGTTCATACTCCTACCTGATTATAAACAATTTACTAGTTACCTGTGTAGTGGTCATACCGCACTATAACATTGATAGTAGCCACTAAAGCCATCACTGGCTCAGTTGCCACACTCCAGCCGGCAGACGTTGGCACAACGCCTAGCACACGGTCTTTATTGCGGTGTCGTAGCCCGTCTAGGTCTACCGTGTCGTCTATTGCGTCACGAATAAGGCCAGACAGTGTGCGCATGTTCTTAAAGTCCTCTGCGCGCTTGCTCTCGTCATCGTTCATAGGAATGATAGCAATGACGTTGAAACCCTCACGTCGGTGTACTTCAGTGTTTTGCCCAAGCTCGGCCGGTGCGTCGTCTGGTACAATCATAACGGCAGGGTAGCCCTGGTACTTATTTACTCCGTCGTCGTAGTCCACAACCTCTGCAAACACGGGGTTGCCGTCTTCGTCGCGGATAGCCTTCACTACCTCTACTAGTTTGTTGCTGATCTTATTTTGCATGTTACGCCTCCAACTTACTTATTACGTTTGCTATAGCCCGTGCTGCGTACTCTTGTATCTGTGGCTCTGTCTCTTTGTACGTCTTCTCAATAAACGGCTGCGGCTGCGTACCCTTGCGAGCAATCGAGCGGGCGACAACGAACGGCGACACATTACCAAGCTTGGCCCGTACCCACCGTTGAAAGTCTTCGTTCTTCCACGGCGGTATACGGCTACCAGGCTTGCGCCCCTTCTCGATTACTGGTGCGTACTTACTCAGTGGCGTAATCTTTGCCTCGCCATTACCAACTGTACGCTGGATATTGCCCGCCAGACGCTGTGTAACGCCCACAGGGGCGTTTTTACGCATTGATCGCTGAACTATTACCGAACCATTGGCCAAGATACGCTGGACAGCTCCAGAGGCCTCTCCGCGCCATCTACGGCCCAGCTGCGGTACGTTACCAGTATCAACCTTGATGTAGGTAGACATTACGCGGCAAGCTCCAGCACGTAATGTGAATGAGTCACATTGTCAAAGTTTTCATACGGGTTAAGCGCTTTGACAGCGTAGTTGCGCCCAGACTGGTCAGTCACAGTGTCGTTTACCTTGATCTGGTCAGTGTTGGCGTACATATCAAAGGCTTTGTAAGCACTGATATTGTACGCCACGCTGTTCTCACGGCTCATAGGCAGGATAGTGCAAGGCACGCCGCTCATAACGGCCTGCGTCTTCTGTACCATCCCCTGCGTCTTCATAAGGCGCTTAACGGTCACGGTATGACGTAGCATGTTGGCGCTAATCATACCAAGAACCTCACAAACGGCGCTAATAGCGTCTGCTCTTTCTTTGATACGCTGTAGGTCTTCTGGTAGTTGCCCACACGCTCAGATGTGACTGTAGTGCCGCCACTGCTAATCTCCTGCATCATGCCACGCACCATGAGGATAGCGGCCATCTTAACGGCTGCTGGCACGTCTACGAGGCCATACGTATAAGTAATATGGAGTTGGTCGTAGTCTGTGCGCTCGTATTGGTCTTTGTAGCCTGTTGTAGACAGTGTGACGCGGCCGGTCTTGCTGTCTATACTGTAGCCGTGTACGTCAGTTAAATCAGCGTCTGTGGTCTCGTCGGTAATCCTACCTTGCTTGATCTTTGACACCTCTTTAATGTACACATTGTCAAGGAATACCACAGGCCTGTAGTCCTGTATCTCTGTTTCTGTTTTCAATGAGCCGAACCACACACCTGTAATGTCATACAGCCACTGTGGCAGCATGTCGATGTACAGCTGTAGCTCAGCATCTTTGTCGTTGCCGGTGATACCCAGCTGTTTCTTTATTTCGTCTAATGTAACTATTGCCATAGCTTTATTATCTCCTATAAACAGAAAAGGGGACAGCCTCCAGGCCATCCCCTTCGCAAGTCACAGCCTGTTGGCTATTTCTTGTCCTTGCCAGCACCTTCAGCAGGTGGCTGCTCGTCTTTACCAGCTCCAGCTTCAGCCTTTGCCTTCTCCTCTGCTTCCATCTCGGTGAGTACCTTCTCGTATGGAAACTCTGGCTCATCCTCGAACACGGACAGTTCCCACTCACGAGCGGCGTACTGGTCGCCTGCCTTGTAGCGGGCAATCAGCGCGTCCTTTTCAACTTGCCACTCGGCTTTGTGCTCAGCAATGCGAGCAGCCTGCTCTCGGGCTTCCTCTTGCTCGTGAGTCTCAACGATCTTGTACCGTGGCTCGCCGTCAAAGTAAACCTTTGTCAGCATGTCCAGGTAGTCGAGCTTTTTTTGGGTTACGTGGTACAGGTGGTCACCTGGTACGTAAACGTCTAAACATTCTGTGAATACGATGTGTGCCATCTTAGTGTGTCCTTTCTTTATTTACTAAGCACCATTAACGCTAGCCATGACGAACCCGTCAGTGATCAGCGGGCTTGCGCCTGTTCGCTTCATCACGCGGAGGCTGTTACGGCCACTTTCAAAGTCACCGTTAGCATAACCAAAGTCAATGCGAACGCCAGCAACGTCAGTGATCCAGAAACAGTTTTTGTTCACAAGCCACAGCTCGTCAAAGTTCATAGCAGTGCTATCAACCTCTACGAACGGAAGGCCAAGCAGCTTGTCGTATGGCAGGCCATCGCGCACGTCTTGGGTGTAGATGTAGCGGCCCGTGGTGTCCTTGACAGTGTCAAGCTGCGTAACCAAGTTGGTGTTACCAACCCAGAAAGCGTTGCGGCGGTAGCTAATAGGCATAGCGCGGTAAGCTTTCTTCACAGCGTCGTAGTTAAGCGCTGCAACGTTAGCACCAAAGTTGATCTTTTGGCCTGTTGGCAAAGCGTTCTTGCGGGTACGGATACCACGTGGCTTGCTCGTACCGTCACCAGCCAAGAACGCAATGTTCTCCTGGTAGGCAATCTCTTCAGCGAGCTGCTTGGTCAAAAGCTGTTCAACAACGCTAAACGCGGCTGCGTCCTGCTGAAACTCTTCAGTAAGAGGCACAATACCGGTAAGCTTTTTAGCGACAATGTCGAACCCAGAGAAGGTTGCTTTTGTCTTATTGTAGTTAGCCTCTTCAGCCGTCCAAGCTACTTGTGGCCGGCTAACTTGGCCAGGCACACGGAGGTTGGCAGGCGCGTTGCTAATAACGGTAGCAAACTGCCGAATAGGCGCAACGTCCACCATCTTCTCGACGATAGCTTTTTCAATGACAGTAGGCACGAGGTAACCACCGTCAGCCTGTGTGGTGACGTTCTGGCTATCTGCACGGTAACCCATGCGGCGTACTTCTACGTCAATGTCGGCGTACTCGCGAGCAACTTCGCTGTCGATGCGGCGTAGTTCCTGCGTGTTACCAGTACGAACAGCGTTGAACCATGCACGGGTCTGTGCGCGGCCTCGGTCGCTCTCGCTCATTTCTTTGTTGTGCTCGGTCATCTTGGCGTGTCGGGCAGCACGTGCCTCAGCCTGCTTGCGAGCCTCTGCTTGGCGCTTCTCAATCTCTTCCGCCAATTGTTCCTTTGTGTAAGGCATATTTACTTTTATTCCTTTGTTATCGTTACTTTAATAACCTAATGACTCATCACCATCATCTTCGGCCAATTCCTTTTCAAACTCTGCAATGATGCGCTCGGCCTCTTCATCGCTGATCGTCTCGGCTTCGTCTACCTGTGTGCTGGCGTCCTCATTGGCCGCTTTATCTTCGGTAGCTTCTGCCGGGGCTTTCGGCTCAGCTTCAGCTGGCGTATCCTCTTCGGTTTTGGCTTCTGCTTTTGGTGCAACTTCGGTGGCTAGCTTTTCTTGTAAAGCTGCTAGCTGCTCTTGTAATGGTTTCATAGCTTCTGCTATTACCGCTTGTAGTTCCTCTTTGTTCATACGTGCCCCTTTTGGTTTAGCTGTTGTATTGTCGAGGGCTGCCTCAAGCTTGCGTGCTTCGCTGAAATAGCGTTTCATCAAGCCCCTTGCCTCCTCTTCAGATATACTACCATCATTAAGCGCACGAGTGGTAGCCCCTGTGTTAGACGGAATACCAACCAGGCTAATCTCAAAGAGTTGGTTTTGGAGATACTCCAGCCCTTCGTTCACCAGGTTTTCAAACCCGACACTCCAGGTGCGTAGGAATCCACGCGACACTTTACCCCACGCCCAGTTACCTCCATACTCGCTCATGTCGTCCACGTCGAACTGCACAATAGCATCGTGTGCTCGCTCGTCAGGCACTGGAATAATCTCCAAGACACGGCCGATGTTGCTTGCTGCGTCACTGTAGTGGTCGAGCTGCACAGTTGGGTTGTCCATGTAGCGCTTAAAGTCCCAGCCGTCAAACTTGAGGCTAGTACCGTAGTTATCTACAGACTCATCAGTAAACCGGATACGCACGGTGTGGTTATCTTCATCTACTGATTGCGGTACGCTGTTACGTAAAATAATGTTCATGGTTTATCTCCTATACATATTCTAATTCTGATCCACTATCACTGGCAAGAGTACACAACGGCAGTTCGGGTGGCTTGGTGGGCCTACCATAGGCTCGTAGTCTACCTTAAGCGTGTGTGTTACTGGTTTGCCTGCTTTGCTGGTTGTCGTCACCTCTAGCCTGTCTCCTAGCTCCACAAACGGTTTGTTTAGCTCCACGATCTTGCCATTAAGGCTTTGGCAGAATGGGCAGGCGTCACCCAGCTTGGTGTGCCACTCTTTGCCGGTCACAATGTCTGAATCGTCCCAGCCGTAAATGTCTGCCTGGCTAGCTGCTCGTACGCTCTCTGTGCGAGCAATGCGGTCTGCCCGCTTGCTACTCATGTCACCAAAGATATTCTCTACCCTAGCCCGTAGCTCATTGCGGCTCTCGCCCTTGTCGATACCCTCGGCCAGTGTTAGCAATATCTGCTTCTGGCTCTCGTCGTTAATGTCTACAGCGATCTTGCGTGCGCGCTGCTTCACAAACTCAGAGACAGCCGGCACATCTTTAGGCGGCTTAAAGTTAGGTAGCTGCGCCCAGGCGTCTTTGATTTGCTCTTTCATTAGCTTGGTGTATAGCGGCATGAGTGCGTCTTGTAGGTTAATGTCCCACTGCTCATCACTCATAATGAGCGCCAGCTGCTTGTAGACAGGGTCAATGTCACGCTTTGCCAAGCTACGGTTACCGTCTTCTACTTCGTTTAGCTCTTCAATGACAGCCTTGCGCTGTGCCTCAAAGTGCTTGCGGGCGGCCTTCCTAAAGCCAGCCTCGTACTTATCAAGCCGTGGCTGCATGTCAGCTACCCGCTTTTCGCCTTGCTGGAATCTGTCAGCGGCCCGCTTCTCTACCCTCTTTTTTTTTTGATCTGCTGCGCGCTTAAGCATGACGGCTAGCTCTCGGCGGGCACGTTTCTTCGCCTCGTCTGCGAGCTTTTTCTCGTCTTGCTCTTTGTTGCCCTGCTCTTTGTCTTCGTCACTCTCAGACGCTTCAGGTGTTTTGTCTTCAGCCTTTGGCGCTGGCTCGCTCTCTTCGCTCTTGCCAATCTCTACACGTCCAGATGGGCGATACAGCACGTCACCACCTTCGATAGGCGGCAGGTCTAATGTCTTGCGCACTTCATTAACCGTCATCCAGTTATTGATGGCAGCCGTGTTGGCGCTAGCTTCTACGCTCGAGTCGCTCGGTATAAAGTCTACAAAGGTAAGCTCTAGTGATGGATCGAACGGATCGATCACGTACTTATTAATAAAGTTACAGAAAGCACGGACACGTGGTAGCAATGTGTACTTGGCAAAGTGATACTCGGCAGCTTCCATGTTCGCCCGGTTAGCCGACGTGATCATACCAAGCAGCGCTGGAGACACGCGAAACATTGCCAGAATCTCATCACGGCTCAATTTGCGGCCTTCTAGAAAATCCATATCCCGTTGGGTCAAAACGAATTGTTTAGCAGACGCGCCTCCACCAAGGATCATTGGTACATAAGCGTTTTGCCCACCACTGTAAAACTCGATAAGCTGCTGTTTTAGCCGCCTAAATGCAACGTCTGTCATCTGCTTTTCAGACTCAATGATCATACTAGGCCGTGCGCTGTTAGCAAAAAAGCGCTGGTTGTAGTCTACAGCCTTATCGTCAGTGTCTACTGCACCAGCTGCGGCTTGAATAACAGACATACCATTGCGTGGGTTAGCCGGGTTTGGCCGGTAGTCACGGTAAAATTGGCGCTCTGTGTCGGTGTTCATCCAGTAGTAGTCACCATAGCGCATAATTTCGTCGCCGGTGTCTTTATTTACCTTGTACTCTACGAGGTGAGCAGGCAATACAGTAAGCGCTGCTGGTAGGCCTCGCATCTCTGTGTTCTCGCCTGTGGGCACAATATAGCTTTCACCGTTAATGTTCAGGTAGCTAGCGTGGAGGTATAGCATCTGCATACCGTGCTGGCTGTCTGTTGGGCTCTGTAGCAAAGAGAGTATAGGGTGCTCGGTAATCGTGTTACGGTTGCCGTTCCTGTCTGTCTTCACGAGTTGAAACTCAACACCGCTGAAAGCTTCAGCGATAAAGTCGTTAGCAGCAAAAACCCAGCCTTTGTTGGCCGTGACTTGGCTTGCTTTGTCTTTGTACTCTTTTATTTTGCCACCTTGGAATGATGGCATACCAGCGTTGTATGAATATACTCCGCCGTCATCGCTCAGGTAGTTAGCGCGTGATTCCGCCGGCTTCTCTTGCCGGTTTAGTACTGCGTCGTACACCCTTTGCAATAATCCTTTGTTATTGGTCATTAGCTTATCATCCTATTATTGTTAATAGCGAATCCAAATATCGCCCTCATCCTCATTAGAGATACCCATACAGATACTCCAGAATGAGTCACCATGCCCCTCTGGAGACTCGAGCGCTTGCAAAGCGTTGTCTACCATGAGGAGTTGGCTCGTCTGCCTCTGCTCATTGATCAGATTGATACGGTTGTTGGTTATGAGCATGTCTAGGTTAGCGGCCATCTTGGTCTGGTTTTTGGCGTTTAATGTAATCGGCTCCATAACAGGGTTTAGTAATCCCTGCTCAGCAAATCCCTCAAATTCAGCCCTAGTATTATCATAGTACAGTTTAGAGACATTGAATAGTTCGCATATCTGGTTTAGCTCTTTGTACTGCTTCTCATATTGCCAGCCGTCCATCCAGAATGAGTATATTTGGCGGTAGCTTATTATCTCGTCACCGTCTTCTGTCTCGCTGTACTTTTTGATGAATAGCGCGAGGTGGCTTGGGTGGCGTTTCTTGCCAATGTCAAAGCCGCCTACAACTACAGCGTCGGCTAGTACCCTGTTCCAGTCCTTCTTCTTCCAACACAGCTCTGTGGTCACATTCTCTAATGCCTCACGGCCAATATAGCTGTCTTCGTTGTAGACAGGCTGCGCCATGTACTCCTGGTTAAATGTCTTGTCGCCCTGTGCTGCCCTAATCTTCATAAGGTCATCGAATGTATAAAAGTCTGGCCATAATACCTTCTCAGCCTTCCAGTCTAGGATGGCCGGCGTAAACCATTGGGCAAATAGCGTGCTCAGTCCTTTATCAAAGAAAAAGTCGTCATTAGTCTGTGGCGTACCGACAACGTAACACTCACCACCTTTGTTTACCATAGGTAGTAGCTCCGTGGAGACAATGCGGTTAATCTTACGAATAACGGTAGGCTTGAGCTTATTCTCGGGGTCTTTTAGCGGGTCGTCTACATAGATAAGGTTGGCGTGGATACCACGCTTAAAGGCGAGGAGGCCGGCGGGCTTTACGAGAAATTTGGGCGCTTTGTCGAGCGTTTGATTTGGGCCTACTTTAGCAAAGCCAAGCACGGAGTCTGTTTGGCTCTTGTAGTTGGTTAGCTCTGAATAGAATGGGTTTATTGCTACGAGGCTACGCACCTTTGATAAGTGGTAGGCTGCTAGCTCGCTGTTATAGCTAAAGTACCAACCCTCTACCGGGCTACGTCGCTTCTCTCTCTTAAAGCGTAATAAGTGCCACATGAGACGAGCATACAGGCGCGTGCTCTTAAAGTGGCCACGGCCTGTAATGTACATAGCGTATGGGTGTTTGTCCATGTGAGCACATACGTCAGCAACGTATTGCCCACTCACAAACTCATCTTGGAATGAGAGGGCGAATACATGATTTACAAAGTAGTTAAAGTCATTAACTGCCCTGCGCTCTATCAGCTCCATCGCTGCTGCTGCTTTCAGTTCCAGCAACTCCCTGGATGATTCTTGTAAGCTCGTCATCGCTCATACCCTTTATCGAACCAGATATTTTAACTGTTGTCTCCGACTTGGTCGGTGCTTCAGCCCCTACAAGCTGTGCGGCCTGCTTTAGCGCTGCTAGTGCGTTTGCCCTTTCTCCGTTCTTCATAGCCTCGTAGTACACGTGGTTTATCTTTTCAAGCTGTGTTTGTATAAAGTCTGGTATTTGTTCATCATATGAGGCCTTGATGCGCTTTTTGGCTGCTGCAATGTACTTTTGGGCTTGGCGCTCGCCAATACCCCATTGCTGCTTGATTGTCTGCTTGATGATTGACGTGCGTGCGCCGTTCAGCATCTGCGTTAGCACCATCTCAAGCCGCATGTCCGTTATCTCGGAGTCGTTTCTGTTGTTTTTTGTTATATCTAGATGCTTAACTGGCGGCACTTTCGTCTCAGTGTCGCTTTTTGCATCTAGGCCGCGTTTCTTCGTCTTTGCCATAGTCACATTATACACCAAAAGAAAGAGACGCAACAATTGCTGCGTCTCACCATAAAGGAGGAATCTGGCAGCTGCGCCCACACACAGCTACCAAATATTCTACACCTTGTGCCAGTCTTTGCCAAGTACCCCTTTTGTACAGTCAAATACTTCGTCTGCGATATACCCACCTAGCTTATTGTCTTTGCGGTACACAATGTAGTTGTAACGTCGTGCAACCGCCTTTTGTTTTAAGCCTTCGAGCGTACCGTAGCTGAATACTTCACCGTTACTCAGCCGGCGCGCTACCCACACGCCAGCTGGTATACCGATACCCTTTGTCTCTTCGTCGCGGTATTTTATCTCTACAGTTTCGTATTCCATGTTTGTTTTACCTGTTTGTTAAAATGGAATGTCTGCAATGTTAATGTCGGATACGGGTGCTGGCTCATCGTAGTTAGCCTGTGGCGCTGTTTGGGTGCTGCTGCCGTCGCTATTGTTCTTGCCACCGATAAAGGCAAACTCATCTACCACCACATCGATCCTACTACGGTTGTTGCCGTCCTTGTCTTGCCAGCGGCTCTGATTAAGTCGGCCAGATACGAGTAGCGGGTCACCTTTGTGGAGATATTGCGCGATCGTCTCGCCGCCTTTATTCCAAGCTGTACAGTCAATGTACGCAACATCATCGTTTCGACCGTTTACTGCGAGCGTAAAGCTGGTTACGCTGTGCCCGCTGTTTGTTTGTTTTGTTTCAGGGTCACGGACTAGGTTGCCCATTACCACTGCTTTGCTAAAACCTTTTGCCATTTCTATTGTCCTTTCTATTCTACGGATACTTTTGTTTTCTTGATCGCTGCTATTGGCGGCAGCATCCCGATGATCTTGTCGGCTACTTCCTCTTCAAGTTTGGCAGCGTCTTGGTACTTCGACGACAGCTCGTAGTCTTCTGCGAATGTATTGTACTCAGACACCCAGAAGGTACGGTTTTTGCCAAAGTAGCCTTGATACTCAACACTCACGTAGTACTTTGTGTTTTGCCTTTTATCGAGGGGCGTAGCGGCAAACTCCATGAGAAGGTTAAACAGGCGCTTGCGTTTCTTTGTCTACAAGTCCTTGAACCAGTCAGTGTCGGTGTCAACAGTAAATCTACTGTTCTTATCTACATATGCATAGATGTGATTGTCTGAATCGTTGATATAGTAGTAATGTTTATCCTCACCGGCACGAACTTCAAGCCCCATATAAGCTAATTGCCACTCAAGTTCGCTAATCGTCATTGTCTACTTTCTCAATCTCAAACTTGCTACATATGATTTTGCTAACATGCTCTGCAACCGTCTGTGCCCTGTCGTACGAGAACCAAACCGACGCTGAAATATCAGTGTCAAGCGCCAGCTTTTCGCCATTTTCTCCATACCCTGCAACGTAAAGCTTGTGGCCTACAAACTCGCTCTCCTCACACATAGTATATACTCGGTAGTCGTTATCTTCGCGCTCGCTTATCTGTGTGCTCGCAAACTCAAAGACTACCGCCAGTAATGCTGTGCCGTCTTTGTCGTTAAGGTTACTAATTGGCGAATGGTATGTATCAATAGTGCGCTCATATCTCCTGGCAATCTTTGCAAAAGTATCGTTGCCGCGTACTACGTAATAAGAATTTACCCCGTATTCTAGGTTATATCCTAGTCCCTTTAGCGCCTCTTTAAATTCTTTTACTGTCATAGATTACCTGCCTTGATCTTATAGTTTGTTTTGACTGTTTCGAGGTGCTGCGCGATCTTCTCCGCAAACTCCATGGCGCGTAGGTCTGTGAGGCCTTCCACCTTAAACTGGATAGCGTCGATAGCGGCCATAATCTTCTCTTTGTCTGGCGCTGCTGCCGCTTTGCGAGCTTCCTCTGCTGCTTTAGCTTCTGCCTCAGCCTTGGCGCGCTCCTCTGCTTCCTTCTCAGCGCGGAGTTTTGCCGCTTCTGCTTCTGCCTCTGCCTGCTTGCGGCGAGCTTCTGCTGCTTCAGCTTCAGCTTTGGCTGCACGCTCGGCTTCTGCCTTACGCTTGGCCTCTTCGGCTTCTGCTGCCGCCTTGGCGTCTTCGTTGGCCTGCTTTAGCTGCGCGAGTAATTGCTCAAATTTCTCGTCACTCAAGCTTGTAAGTGTCGGCTCGTACAAACTAATGTCGTCTGTGTACATCATCAGCTTGGCGCGCCGTGCTGCCAGCTTCTCCTCTTGCTGTTTCTTCAAGAGGTTTTCGGCGAACTTCTCTTGATCTTCGAGGTAGTTCTCAGCTTCACCGATAATCTTTGCTGCCTCACGGTTTACAAAGTCGATTGCCTTTGACTGCTTCAGTACGTCTGCCTTCAGAAAGTCGTGTGTCTTTTTGATCTTGACACGTTGGCCACGGAGTGCAAGCCGCATCTTGCGAGCTTTCTGCATCTCCTCTTTTTGCGATACGTCAGTTACCACAATGTCTTTGTAAGTGGCGAGAATCTCGCCAACTTCAGTGAATGGTGCGCCGTAAGCTTTAATAAGCTGCTCGGCGTCTGTAATCTCGAGCCCCGACTTTACGAGGCCGTCGCGAATGTCTAGCACCTGGCTATTTGCTGCCATCGTTTGCCCCCTTTCTTATTTGTTCAATGTCGCGCCGCACACGGGCTATTGCCTCGCGTCCATGCGCTGCTGTGTACGCCATCAGCTGTTCAAATAGTTCTTCTGCGTTTGTTACTTCTGGCAAGTCGTTCTTGTCTTTGCCAAAGCCTTCAATCACAGTGTCTGCTACGATCAGCATCAGGGCGCGCATCTTTGGGTCTACTTCCACTTTACCCCCTTTGTTTAACTATTGTTGTTCAAGTGCGAGCTTTTGGATTTTCTTGCGCTTCCTCAAGTCAGCTTTAATGTCATCAATAACATGAGTAGCTTCGAGCGTCCAAGTCGCACGGTTTTGCATAATGGCAAGGTCTACAATGTCTTCTGCGGTCAAATCAACCTTGCTGTTTTTGTTGTTTATTTGCTCTAGCAAGATAGTGCGAGCTGCTTCGCACGCCATGTACATCATAGCTGCACGCATCACCTTGCTGCGGTCTTCGATACGGTTTTGTAAATTGGCCATATGGTCTTTACTCCTAATTTTTAATGTTCAAGTTTAGTTGTGTTATGTGTAATAGTTATCTCTCGCCCTGTTTAGTGTCCTTTCGTCTTACTTATCTGCTCTTATTATAGCAAATGCACGACGAAAAACAATAGAAATTAGAGAGATTTTTTACTTTTCGTCTGTGGAAAAGTCGATAGTGGCAAAGTCGTTGATCGCTTTATCTGGATCACCATTAGTGTATACCATTACGTCTGTATGGATACGGGCTACCTTGCGCACATTGTTGAAATTCTTGGCTGCGTACTTGCTCGTGTCTGTGTTCTCAATAAAGATAATGTGGTTGTATAGGTCAACTTGGCCGTTGTAGTCGTCAATGTAGCTTTTGGTAAGGTGTGGTATATCATTAATCGCGCCGCCGTTCTTCACGTCTACACGCTCATAATTGCCAATGGAGATGATAAAGCGGTTGGGCTTCATCTTTTTGGCTAGGTCAGACAGCAGCAGGTTACTATGCTTATCTTCTGTGTTCATGTCGTATAGTACCAGGTCTACTGTCTTGTCGGGGTGGTCAATAAAATAGCCGGTAATGTCGCCATTAACGTAGGCTAGCCCGCCATCGTCTGGCGTGAGTATCTCGGCCGCTTCAGCCTCCAAGTCTGCGTCGTTCGCTTGCAAGCCGATAAAGTTGTAGCCGTTTTTAGCCGCTACGAGGCCCGGTGCGCCGTTTGTCGGGTTAAGATGCATAATGAGCCCACCTTGCGGACAAAACCACTCATACAGCGTCTGGTACAGCGTGGGGCTACGTTCTCCGGTATCCACTCCAGACTCTGCCCATAGCTCATCGCTTTTAACCCAATCTAGCTTACGCCCATCTATCACAGACTCAGGCATAAGCTTCGTGCCACTTGGCGAAATGAGCCGTTCAGTGTCTAGGTCTTTAATCTCTAGCTTATCTAGCCGTAGCTCCAAGTAGTCTTGGTCAAACTTTAGCTCGTCCAATATCTCTTCAAGCTTTAGCTCATCATAGCGGCCGCTAATGGCTTGGCTGTTCAGTAGGACGTTTAGCTTGATCTTATCGTGCTCGTCTAGGTTTAGGCGGATACACGGCACATCAATGAGGCCAGCTGCTTGGGCTGCTCGTGTGCGCTGATGGCCGCCAATGATCGTGTTGTCATGGTTGATAATTACAGGATCGACGAGGCCGAACGTCTTTATAGACGACACAAGCCCCGCAAACTCATCTTTATCGATAATGCGGGGGTTTCTCTCGTCAAATTTTAGTTGGTTTATGTTGATATGCTCGATCTTCATAGTGCCCTTTCTTTAAATAAGAGTAGGGCCGCGTGGGACAAGCTGCACGGCCCTTACCTGTATATTAGCACAAACCCAGTTCTTTGGCTTTATCTTTAGCGGCTTGGCCTTTTACGGCTGTAAGCTGCTTGCTTTCGTCCTCAGTAATAGGCTCGACAATGTAATCGCCAGACGCTCCGGCAATCTGATCAATCACACACAGCCCACCAGAGTGGCCAAGCACAGTGTTGTTGTAGACTGTTACGCGTGCCTGCACTGGTTTGCCGGCGAGGAACTTCCAGCCTTTCTTGGTGACAATCCAGGTGCGTGTGACATGCGCCCCCTTGGCGTCCTTAACTTTTGCTACAAGCCCGTGCAATATCAATTTTGCTGTTTGTGCCTTAACAGAAAATGGACGGTCAACATCTGCCATATCTACATAGCGTGGGTTGCTTTCTTTTTCGCTAGCCTGCCGACACGTAATGCGGGCCATATCTTTTAGGAGATACACCATGCTTGGTGTAATTTTGTACTTATATAGTTGGATTCTACGGCCACAGCACTTACACACTCCGTCATTGTCGCGTGCTTCAAGGATTGCTTTTACTGTAGTTTCAGTTTTGCCCGACATGTTACATCTTCTCCAGGTAGCTATCTACTAGTGCTTCGTTCAGAATTTGGTCTACGTCGTCCCATTCCTGCTGTTCTTGCTTGCGCTTGCTGATAAAGTTTTTGATTGTGTTAATGATACTCATTTGGCTTTTGTCCTTTCGCCTTAAGTTGTTGATAGTTTCAGTATATATGCTCGACGTTAAAAAGCCAACACTATTTTACGAAAAAACCCAACTTTTATTGTTGGGCATTGTCTCGTAACCAGTTGGCGATAAAAGCGTCACGCTCTTGCTTATTGGCCATACGCTTGTAGTCGTGGCCACATTCCTTGCGCCAAGCCCTGTTAGCCTCTGCCAACGGCCCTTCGCTGCGGTTGTCTTTCTGGTCGCCCATGGCTAGACGCTGTGCTGGCGGCAGCTTCTCGTCCTCTTGCACCATCTTCATGTGTTGCACAGAGTTTTTGGCAAATAGCTCCGTTGTGCCGTCTGCCATCTTCACTGGCATAAGCTCAAAGTAGCTAATCATCTTATTGACCTTGTCGCGGTCGTCCTCTTGGACTGTGTAGGTTTTACCGTCGTAGGTGGTTAGTTGGTATTTAGGCATTGTGTTTTCTCCTATTTGTTACTGGTTTATTTTATTTTGCGTCGCCATAAAAGTCTATGTTGTCGTAATCGATCTTGCGGGCTTTCTCCTCTCTCTGTCTCTGGATAAGTTGCTCAATCTGTGCCGCCTTGGTTACAAGGTCATATGCTGTTTTAACTGTTGGTTTAAACTCATATTGCCATCTTGGGAAGGCGATACGCATAAAGTCAAAGTAGTTTACCGCCGACTCTAACCCACGAGTCCGTACTACCTCTTTTACCCACTTACGGGCCTGGTTGTGGTTTGTGATGGTAACACCAAGCGACTTTGCTGCTTCATAAAAAGCCTTTTCTGCCGGGTCGTAGTTCTTACGTGTGCCAGTCATTGGCGTTGCAAGCTCTCCGTATGGGCTGCTTGTGGCGATATTGCTGGTCGTGGTTGTCGCTACCGCGCTATTGGTATTACCAGTGTTCGCCTCGATTTGCTGCACTACGGGCTGTTCTGGCTGTTTCTTTGCCTCCTCTTCGGCTTTCTTGGCGTCCGATTCAGCAATTACCTCTAGCTTAAGCTTGTGGTACAAATCCTCGTCAATGACATTATTGCGGCGGTCGTAGTTGTCCGCCTCGATGTTCTTTGTTTGTAGGGCGCATTGCTCTGCTGTGGTAAGTTCGCGGGTTGCTTCTCGTGGTTTAGATACGGCAACCTCTTTTGGCTCTTCTACTTCCTCAGGCATGTTGTCTGGCTCGGTCATTATGCCACCTGTGAGCATCTCCTCATACCTGTTTGCGTTTACAGTGTCGCCTTTCTTTCGTAGGGTCTCAATATATGCCCATTGCTGGTCTTCGTTTGCCCGCATAAAGTTCTTGTCGCGCTCTTCTCTGTCGTGATTCTGTCGGTACTCTTCGACAGGGCTCGGCTTTTCTTCGTCGTCTGCTTTGTTCTCAGTGTCTACCTCGGTATGTGTAGGCATGGTTGATTCTTCAGCAATAACGTCTGAAAGGTCTTCGGTTTCAATCTCGGCCTCTTTGTTGCGCGGTTTAGACGTTTGTGCTTTAACGATACTTCGCTTTTCTGTGAGGACTTGGCCATTTGCTGTTGTTGCTGTAGCGTTTTCAAAATCAATCTCAAGCATTGGGCGTATAGCGTCCCGCACAAGTGAATTGCCTTCCATGTGGTAGTCTACATTAATCCACCCGCTCTCTTTCATTAACCAAAGATACTGTTTGACGGTCGACGTTTTCTTGTCTAGTTCAGCGGCTAATGTGCTATTTTTAGCAAAACAATACCCGTGCTGTTGTGAGTGTTTCTCAATCAATTTATACAGGGCTACACAGGTAAGTGTGCTTTTGCGTCCGTGCGCCATCGCTTGTCCACTCAGAAATAGGTCAATATTGATTGATTTAAGCATTGTTACTTGTCCTTTTTACCGTAAAGGCTATTGTAACGTGTAATGAATGAGAATGTCATTTTTGCCTTCTACTTTCTAGAAACAAATACCGTCTACCCAATAAAGCTTGCGATAGACGGTAGACGGCATTTGTCCCTGCTTTATTGATTCGTCCATCGCACTTTCAGTATAGCACGTCCAACAATAAGATGCAATAGCTTTTTGTCGTTTTCACCCGCTTTTTTTCGTCCGCCGGCCACGCCGGCAACAAGCGAACGAAGTGAGCGCGTTAGTAAATCCCGTCCTCAATCCAATCCTAAATCCAATCATCAGTCCAATCCTATATCCTATCCTTAATACGTTTATTCTCGTAAACCCCCC